ATTCTATCTCTATTATTTTCACGTTGTTACCTCCATTTAAAATTTATATTTTCTATCAAATAGAGGTGCAAACCATCTATCGTCAAATAGTTCGTCTGTTTCAGACTCAAGCATAGCTATTATTTTAATAGCTTTACCATATGTAGGTTGTAAACATGCTTCTGTATATCTTCCAACGAATGTAGGATTTCTTGATTTTAAGTTTGCTGACACTTCTCTACTACATAATGTTAATTGATTATGAATCGAAGCTCTTAAGTTTTTAAAATCCCAATACAAATCTTCAATAGTTCTATCAGATTTCTTTAATAGAAGCTTGTCATTAAACTTACATTCTACTAATTCTCTTAAATTATATCTAACAGTTACAACAGGAAATGCCATACAATCTACATCATGGTCATCATATTGCCTATATTGATATATTACATCATCTAGATATTCTATACTATCAGTTATAAACTTCTTAGCTTTATTTATATGTCCTTCACCTTTGTATATAATATTTACTGCTTTATTTAATTCTACTAATATGTTACTTGATGTAAGTGGTTTCATATTCTTCCTCTCTTTCCAATCCATTTAGACTTTTTAGAATGTCTGTATTTATATATACGTTCATATGCATCTCTCTTAGCTTTTCTGAACTGTCTATGCAATGGTTTATTTGGTTTTGCATCATGTATATACGAAGTCCATCTATTTAATGCAATTAATACATCTTCTACAGTATGTTTATATCCATCATCTAACAGGGCGTGCATATCTTCCACCTCTTTTTCTAATAATATTTTTTAAACAGTGTATCCTTTGTTCATTAAGCCATTCTACATATTTAATAACGAATTCAAAGTCAAGAGCATCTAACTCTTTAAGTAATCTTATCTTTTTAGTAACACTAGCATTAGTATTATTATACCATGCCCATTCTATTCTAGTTGCGTAACCGTAATCATCATATTCAATATCTATTATTTTAGCTAAACTCATCTTTATTCCTCCTAGTGCTTTCTACGAATTCTACGTTTTAACATTTTAGCTATCTTACTTATCTCATCATCTATATTTGTATCTAATACTTCTGGATACATTGTGTATAAATTCAAAGTTAATGATTTAAATAGATTAACTTTTTTAGTTACACTCATATTTAATTCAAAAACCACATCATATATTTTATTATATGCAGCCATTATCTTTTTTCTATTTATATAATAATCATAAAATCTAGATGTTTCCATCGCAAATATAGCATAGTCTTCTATCGGACGTACACTATAATTTGATTTAGAACCTCTTCCTGCATTTTCTGCATTATTCATCCACTTTCACCTCATATTCCTCTCTATAAATAAATCTATCCGCCCAACATTGTAAAATATTTGCATTACCTTGTATTCCTGATGTTTTAGGACTCTTTACAGTATGACTATCTATAACTCCATAATTAACTCCTAAATATCTATATCTTTCATGGTCTTGTACTGGTTTTGACTTTACACCTTTCTTACTACTATTTGAAGTGTCTACATCAAATAATTTCTTTTTATATGAAACCATCTTGAATATATCTATTGGATTGCTATTATCATTAGTCATCATAATGTCACTATTAGATGCCATAGTTTTAAATAGTTGCATTCCACGAGGATGTACAGATGTCTCTGCATTACTTCCTCCTCTATATCCAGACTTAGTCATATCTGTAATCTTCAGTAATTCATTTTCTAAATGACTGTAGAATGAATAATGTGTTTTCCCATCGTATCCCATTATAAGCTTATATAATAAGTCTACAGTAATCGTATTTCTATTTACTGTAAATGGTTGGTCTTTCTTGATAAGATTTACACCTTCGATAGGCTCTATATCATCTTCATCATCAGCCAATATATCTTCTAAGTCTTCGCTATAATCCATATTATTGCGTTGCTCATCAAGATACATTTGCTTTTTTCTTTCAAATCCAGCATCATCCATCTTTTGTATATATTTTATTATAGACGGTACTTTATTCTTAAATTTAGTTCTTACTAGATTTATTTCCATCAAATACATTTCATACGTATTTAACATTATTTCTCTAGTGCTTTCAGATATATCCGATTCCAGTATCTTCTTTACTAAAGCTTTAGCCTCACTCTCTTCAAATACTTCTAGTGGGTTTATATATTGCTCTCCAAAGAACTTGATATAGAATATATCTTTATTATATCCATTTTTAATATAACGTCCTACTGAGAAATGTGCTGTCCATTTTTGGAATTTCTTTTTAGCACGTTGTTTAAATATAAATTTTATTTGTCCATAGATAGTCTTATTATGATAATAAGTTTCTCCTAAAAGAGGTCTTCTATCTTGTCCATTGATATTATAATATCCTGTACGTTCTGGTATAGGCATTAGTATGGTTACTGGCTTATTTGCCAATAATGTTTCTTCATTCTTAAGCTTAGTCATATCATAACTATGAAGTGTAAGCTGTTTTTCAAAGAAATCTAATACCTTTGGTACAGGTGTCCATCCAGCAAATTCTCCTATAAAATTTCCTGCGTCATCTCTTTTAAGCTTTTGCAACGTATTATAAAGTTGTGCTCCAGCTCTTGCAGTAGTACTGTTAATAGGAGATACAGCAAACATACAACGATAAATCTTAACATTATTTGGATATAATGATGCGTATACATCTGAAGCTGGTTTGTATATATCGTCGTCATCATTTGTAAGAAGTATCGTATTCTGTATTACTAATTCGCTATACGGAACCTCTTTGTATGCTACTAAAACACCTTCATAAATAGAAGATGTGTAGCAATCAGTAAATATGTCTTTAAACATAGCGTTCCAGAAATCTCTATCTTTAGTTTTCAGAAGTTCTTCATTTAGAAATCCTGTAAACTGGAAGCTATTAAACCATTTACTGTAAATCTTTTGTACTTCACTTACTTCTCTTTTAAATTTCATTTTCTTTTCCTCCTTTTTAAAATTAGTTGTAACTGCATAATATATATAGTTATACCTATATTAAAACAGATGATTGTAAAAAAAAATGGAGACAATAACGTCTCCATTTATGAATATTATAGTCCAGCTAAAAGTGGATTGAATATAACTCCTCTTCTAACTGTTATACCACTATTTCCTAAAGTTACTTTTTCATTAAGAACTTCAGTCACAACTTTCTTACCTGCTTCTTTTACTTCATTTCTTAATTTTTCAGCTTCTTCTTCAGCTTGTTTTAATGCAGCTAATTTAAGTTGATAATCAGCTTCTGCTTCCGACATTTCAATAGCCTCTACTCCTTCAACAGCTCCTACAGGAACTTCTCCAGTTGCAGCTATATTATTAATAGCATCTTCAACAATCCCTTCCATAATTCTTCCACTTTCTCCAGTCAATGCTTTAACAATCTCTGCTTTCATTTCTGGTGAAAGTTTATTTAATAATTCAATAGTTCCTTGTGCAGTTTTTCCGAATTCAGCCTTTTCTTTTCTTGTTATCATATTATTACTCTCCTTTTTTATTTAAAAATTCTGTATTTATTTTTTCTATTTTTTCAGAGTCTTCGATATTATTTTTATCTGTAAAGATATCTATAATGTCGTTTCTTGACATTAAACTTACTATTCCATACATATCATTGATTATATATTCATTATCCAATATTTCAGTTATATAGAATATCAAGCCTGTTTCGCCCACTACTGCTAAATCTACCAATGGTGGTATTTCTTTAAATGCTTCTTTTCTCATAAGATTTATTAATTTATTGTATTTAGTAAATCTTATATCATAATCTTCTCCAGGTTCTAATAATTCATGTTCTATAACATCTAGTATAGTAAGAATATCTTCAATTCTACCAACGTTTTCACATAACTCATCATCAGGAGTGTTATTTATTTTATCTAATAATTCTTTAGCTTTACTCATATTATCATCCTTTCATTTTTAAATGTAATACCCCTCTATAATAGAGGGGTTAATAATTAAACTATATTATCATGTTTTACAACTCTGACAACTTCACCAGATAATTGAATGTCATTAATATATTGTGTTTGACCTCCATTTATCTCAATACCTTTATGCACTATATCTATACCAGAACCTGATGTAAATACAGTGCTTCCAAATGGTTTGTACATATGGTTGCTGCTGTAGTTCCAGCTAGGTAATAACATTGCATATCCATACACTGTTTGACCAGGATATTGGTTTATAAATGTTGCCATAGCTAGTTGATAGTCATGTAGTGCATTATCAATAGCAGTTCCTAATATTTCTATAGGACTTCTGTTAGCCGCCTTTATCATGTTATTTCCTACTGATGAAGTTATTGTTATTTGATTATCAAACATAGTTTTAACTTCTGTGTCAGTCATAATGTCGACCTGTGTGCTTGGGTCTTGATTAAACGTCATTAACTTTGCATTAACTTCATCATAACTTCCTATAAATAATACAGGAATACATGCAACTAGAGATATGTCTTTTATTACTCCAGCACAGAAATAATAATTACCATTTTGCTTTATCTGAGTTTGTACAAACACTCTTTGTAATCCCCAGCTATCAACTCCAGACATTTTAGCTCTTTCTCCAAGAGCTTTATATAGACATACTATAAGTGTTAAGTCGTTCATTATTTATTACCTCCTATCATTCCTTTAAATGTGTTATAAAGTTCTGCCACTGGCGTACTACTTATAACCTCTTTAAATTTCTTTGATTTAGTTTCAGAAGCCATGTCATTTAATATCTTATTAAATTTACCAAGATTAATATTAGTAATCTTTTGTTTATTCATATAAGATATTGCAGCTCTAAGCAATTCATACATAGCATTATTTCCCACTCCAGCATACTTAGATTTAGCTCCAACATTTCCTACTGGTGCTACTGATGCAGTATCTCTTGCTAAGATACTATCAACAGTTCTATCAAATCCAGCTGGGTTAGAAACTAATAATTCTTTTAAAGCTCCATCTACTTTTTCAGTAAAGACTTTTGTCACTGGTGACATATCTTTCTCTACTGAAAGCTTTCTATTATTTACTAAAGCTTTAATGTGATTGATAGCTACATCTGAGTTTGGTGTATCTGGTAGCATTTCAATGATGCTGTTTAGTACACTTTCACTATTCGCTAATTCTTTCATAGATACTTTATTTATATCTATACCAAATGGATTTGGAACTATTGTTTGTTCTACTACTGGTGTTCCTAATCCATACACATCTGGAGCTACTTGCATTGTTGGTTGTTGCACTCCTCCAAAGTTTCCATTTCCGTTAATTCCTAAATTTGCATTCATTTTCATAACTATTCCTCCTTTATATTCTCATCTTATCATCAAGATGTTCCTTAACTACTTTCTTTACTTCTGCTAATTGTTTTTCTAACTGGTCAATAACATTTAAAGCTGTCGTGTTCATATCATCTACGTTACCTGTCTCTAAATCGTTATCTTCCATCATGTCTCTTAAATCACAAACTAATTCTTCATACTTTTCATATCTTTCAGTTTCTTTTTGACATTGCTTTATAAATAGTTCAATTTCTTTTACTAAGTCATCAAAGTTCGCTTCTTCTTGTGGCACTAATTGGTCGTCATCGTTTACTATACCTAATGTAATACACCAATTTCTAACACCAGCATGTTTTCCATTATCACGAATTATGCCTTCAAGTCTATATGCAGCTGCTTGTAACTTTTTAATTTTGTTATAAAATTGCCACTTAATATATTTAACTAATTCGCTATGTGTCATACTTGCAAAAACTTCGTCATCAAATTTATCATAAACACGATTATTTAACATTTGAAATTTCAATGGTACATTCCACATTATGAATTTTATAAAGTCTTCTTCAGACATGGGGTGTAGTATTTCTATAGCATATTCATATGCATGTTTTAAATCAGAATGAAAATCCGATAAGTTCCAAATGTCAACACCCTTTTCTAATCTTTTTAATAAATCATTAGTATCAATTTTGTTAGTTTTGTCCATATTCTTTCCTCCTTGAAATGTGCTTGCTTCTCATGTCAAGCGTAAACTTATTAATAATTTTTATAAAATCGGTTTCATCGTAATCTTCCTGCGGTACGACTTCACCGTTAGCCACAACTCCTAATTTTAATAAAATGTCTTTAAATAAAGTCCCATCTGTGTTAGATTTTGAATTAAGTATAACATTTAATGGAACTGTGCTAATAATACTGTTTATACGTTTATACATCATATGTTTGAAGTAAACATATAAAGGTTGTGATGAGTCAATAGACCCATCACAAATCTTATTATATATAAATGATAACTCTTCTGCAAAATCTACTTTTTTAAGAGTAGCTCCTGTGCACCAGTGTACCCAGGTATCATCAGAAATATCATTCAACCCCAAACAGAACTTGTATATACGTTGAAGCTCTAAGTCTTCCCCAGTATTATATAATCTCATTCTCTCAAGAATTAAATCTCTTGAAACTGCTCTGTTTGTTAAGTCCATATTATACACCTCTCAATGTGTTAAATAGTGCTTGAATTTCTGCTTCGTTAGCAACATTGACATATCTTGATGTAACTTCTCTAAATTGCACATAGTTATTACTATTACATAAATCAGCATACATTTGATACTTTCCTAATACTAATGTTAACGCTCTTAAATATAACATAGCTACTAAGTGATTAATAACTACGTTCTTAAATGTATTTGGTGCTTTTGAAGAAATATATGACATTATTTCTTGAGCAAACGTACTATAGCCTTTAATATTTGACCCATTTACTACTGTAGCTTCTAGTAATTCAGGCATAGAAGATATGATTATAGATGAACTTCTAGTCATGTAATTATTCCATATCTTAATCATATCTGCATCAGTAGTAATGTTTACTAAGCCTCTAGTTCCATTTGTTATGTCATTTCTTAAGTCCAATATATTATTGATACTTAATGGATTAATTGGAACCCAAGTATATCCGTGAACTAAGTTCATTATATTAACTTGGAACATGTGTTCTCTAATATATTTATTGAACACATTTTGGTCAGCTTGTCCTACTGGGTCTTGTGCTTCTAATGAAGCTTTACCAGATACTATTGAAAGTGTACAGTTTGGATTTGTACATCCATATAACCCTCCTAAGCTAGCCACTTTTTCATCTGTCATTCCATTACCTAATAAGAATGGAGTGTATACCATTGTGTGTTGTCCGCATGCTGGACATATTGGCTTATCATAAACTCTATTTGTTGTAAATAGTGGAATTACACTTCCCATGTCAAATAACACTAGAGAATTAGAATGTGGATTAAATCCGTAGTTTCTTGGTTCTCTAGCTATTGATACGTCTGAAGCTACGAAATGGTTAGATATAATAGTCATTATTCTATTATACTCATTTGCATATCTAGGTGTTCTGTTTACATATAATGGGAATGTATCAGCTGTAGATTTTTGTCCTCCTCTAGCTGCTGATTCTTTATTATGGAAATCTAGAAACGTCGCATCGTTATCGTAGTGATTTCCTATTTCTTGTTTAATAACAAATGGGTCTCCATCTTCAACTGACGCTAAAGCAAATAGAGTTAAATCTGTTCTAGTTAAAACACCCTCATTACAAAGTTCTACAAGTCTTTCAGAACATGCAACTTCATTGATATTATCTTGAATACCAATTAAGTCACAAGCTATCTTATAAACTGAATAACCTTGTGGGTCCATAACTACCAGTCTCTTTTGTCCTCCATACACTGTGTACCCTTGGTTAGTTAAAAATTCTATTAATTTATTTCTTGTTTGAAAATTAATAGATGTTGATAACTCACCTTCAAAACATTTTAATAAGTCTTTAATTTTTTGCATACTTTTTTCCTCCTTATAATTTTAAAATAATAATGATATAATATGTGACGAATTATATAATACGTCCAAATATATATAGTTATCTATTTTGTAAGATAACTATATACTTTCGACGTACTAGATGAATGATATTACGTCACTATTATTTACATCAAATACATCTCTAAAGATACTACTTGGTAAAGTAATATTTATTGTAGGGTCTGCAGCCATACGTAAACCTACAGATTCCCTTACTTTAATTTCAGTATCTTTTATTACCAATCTATGATATGATAATAAAGCTTTAGCCATATTGTAGTCATATCCACTTCTCATCATAGTCATATAATATTCTGGAAGTACACTTGGGTCAACTGGCTTTTCAAGTATACTATCAAGTGTTTCTTTCTTCACATTTGGAAGTAATTGTGATACGAAATTACTCATAGCATCTATATCATAATGTCCTACTGATAAGAATGCTGTCGCAGCTGGATTACATAGATACGTATTCATATAATTTACTATATAATCATTTATCACTATACTGTCTGTAAGTTCTGGTACGAACTTATGTAATGCTGACATTATATGATAATCTGGAATAGCGTATCCGCTACTAATTTCTGGAACCCATATATTTGCCAATGTATCTATTGTAAGGTCCATAGGTTTATTAGTAATATTTAATATTCCAGATACAGCATATTTACTAGTAGTATTCTTCCAAATAGTATACATACTTTTAGCATCATCTGTAGTTATTTTAATATTAGGAAATCTAGCATTTAAATAACTTAAAACTTCATCAAGAGTTCTTTTATAATTATCAAAATCCATAGACATACCTAATGGTCCTACTACTAATTTTATATTTCCAGATTTAATAAGAGCATCATTTCTAGCACAAAGTTTACTCATACTATAATGAATTTCATTTTTATCTGAAATAGGGATTCTAGTATCCCCAGGATTAATCTGAGGATACCACTCCTTTATTGTAATTGGCTTTATGCCATTTGTCGTTATTACGTTATTTAATTCAATTAAACTTATGTACATATTCTCCTCCTTAGAAATAAACTACTGGTTGTGCTCCTCCAACAGTTCCTCCAAATACATTTTGATTTTGTGCATTAAGAGATGCTGATGTTACTGGTTGCACACCTGGTACACCTGATGGGAATGCTACTCCGACATTCATTAAAGCAGGGTCCATAGCAGATGTAGATGCAAATCCATTATATCCAGCTGTAAGTGGAGATGCTGGAGTGTATACATTATTATTTACCACTGGTGCTGGTGCACTATAAGCTGGAGCTTGGAAAGCTGGAGCTTGATATGTTGTATTAGTAGGTGTATAAACTCCTGGGTTATATCCACTATTAGTAACTTGAGCTGGTCCTAATACTGGTTGAACTGCATTGTAATTTGGTGCATTATAAGCTGGTGCCGCAAATGCATTTACCGCAGGTATTGCCATAGTATTATTTACTGCTGGTGTTTGATAATTATTGTACGCTGGTGTACTATAATTATAAGCTGGTTGAGCATAATTAGATACTGATGCTACTACAGGATTATAAACTCCACTATTAGTAACTTGAGCTGGTCTCAAGTTTACATTATATGTAGGTTGAGACATATTATAATTAGCGTATCCTTGAGTTTGAGTTGTTGCTCCTGCTAATTGAGCTGCTAAAGGATTAACTAAACCAGGATTGTATCCTGTGTTATATCCTGTGTTATTATATCCTGCAAAATTATAGATACTTCCAGCTGCTGGTTGAGTATTATAGTTATTATATCCTGGAGTATACATTCCTGGTGTATATCCACTATTTGTTATTTGAGCAGGTCCACTTGGTCTAGCAACTGATTGAGCTTGTACTTGAGCTTGTAAAGTTGCTATTTGAGTTTGTAATTGTTGAATAGTTTGTAATAAACTATTTACATCATATCCTGCTGGTTGTTGCACTGTAGGTTGAACCACTGGTTGTACTGTTGGTTGTACACCTGGCATTCCTGCTAAAGCCCCTGCTGCTGTGTTAAATCTGTTATCTACTACTCCTGTTCCAAATCCGTCCATTCCATTAATAGTTCTTGCTGTTTGCATATTTATTCCTCCTTGAAAATTATTATTATTTGCTACTTCTACTCTAAATACATTATCATGTGTTGAACATACTTTGTATCTATAGTGTGGTGGGAAGTTATTCCAGCTTCCTATTTGAAGCGTGTCTGTATTTCCGAATTCAGATGGTCTTGGATATCCTCCCTTATCTGTTATTGCTTTCATTCTGGCATCTCTGATTAAAGACCATGCCGCTTGCATAAGTGGTATCCATACATTATTAACTATAAATACTCTACCATCTGCATACTTAACAGCCACTTCTTTATCATTTATGTAAAACATTTCTTCATTTAATTTAAATTCAGGTAATCCCCATAGATATTGAGTACCAAATGAATAATCTTTATCTATATTTGGGTCAATTCTATATTCAACTACTTGTGCACTAGGCATTCCTAAATTAGGATTTATCGCTGGTGCTGGTTGGTCTCCCATAATTGGTAATTTATCCTTTTGTCCCATTAATGTTTTCTTATCATTTTCAGCTGTATTTGTATTAAATAAATTTGTAGCTGGTGCTTTCGGATTAATCGGAGCTGCTTGCTTTATAGTTGCGTTTGGCATTACTACATTACCAGCTTCCTTCTTTAATCCCCAAGGGTCTGATTCGCCCTTACCTATTTGAATACCAGCTGTCGGTCCAAAGTTGCTTTGAACTGCGGCTGCTGCTTTTTCTATTATGCCTTTATCCTGTACAGTTATCATCTTTTCTCCTCCTAAATCTTCTATTTCATTTATCACTGGTGTTTCCAGTGGATTTATCTTTTGCCCTTTTCTTGCATGAAGTCTTTCTAACATATTCACAGTATATTCTTTATTATCATATACAAATGTATACATTGGATGTGCTTCAAAATATTCTATTGCTAAACTAAGCCATGCTGATATATAAGTGTATTCTGACATCTTACTATTAATGAATCCTAAGAATGCCAAGTCTACTAATGTTTTATAAATCTTTGGTGTTATATTTGGTATCTTTTTACTTATCATATCATCAAGCTTAAATACTATATCTTTTGCCATTTTAACATTTGGGTATATTATTTCATCATAATTATATAATACTTCATATAATTCTGATATAAGTAATTCATTGGTACTTTCCCCAATTTGTTTTTCTTGCACTACGTCATCAAAGTCTAGTCCTGCTACTTTGAATATTACAGATAGTTGCGAAAGTTGTTCTTGGTTTAATAATGTTCCCAATGCTAGTAATTGTGGACGGAGGTTGTCGACGGCCACTGACAGCTTATTCTGTAAATCTGTAAGAGTTGTGAGTCTGATGTCTCTGACTCTATCTAAATCAATTACAGATTTATCACTAGCTCTTTCTACCATTCCATGTTCATCACTATAGGCATCTGCAAGTGCATCCTCCGGATAAACTTTCTCAGATGGTCGTTTAAACCATCTACTATGTCTTGGTAAATAGAATAATGCTTTTAGCTGTTCATCAGTCAAGAATAGATAATTATTATTATCTGCCAATGACTGTATTACATGTTCGAGTCTAGATTTGTCGATAGCCTTGATATTTGGGTCATTCTGAACTCTTTGAACTTCTTCTGCAAATTTCTCTAAGTCATCGTCCATAGCAATTCCTTTAACTCCTAGTTGACGTGCTTGTATGTCTGCGTATTCATTTTGAGATACATGTTCATACATCTCTCTTGCTTCTGGTGTAAGCTCAACATGATGTTCCATTTTAACATCTGTGTCAGACTTATCCACCAGCTTTTTATCTTCTGGTATTTCATCAAAGTCATACTCTGTAATCCTTTCAACAGACAGAGGACTTTTAATATTTGTATCTCCATTCTCATGCACTATTGGAACTATTTCTGCCTCTTCGATAAATTTAATATGTTCATCTAAGAAACGTCCATTACGTTCTTCATATTCTTCTTCAGTCAAAGGCTCATCAAGATATCTCATAAACTTCTGATATATCTTTGCTCCTGGTGTTAAGTTTCTAGTGCATAAGTTAGAATAATCTTTATCTACTGCTCTACAGGCATCTTCTATTTCATTAAAAAAGCCCATAGCTATATTGAACTTAATGAAGTCGTCTAATGCAGCTTCACTTAAATCTAATATAGACGTTACACCGTATGGTTCTAACGACTTCAATACGGCATTTTGATTTGCTTCTGAAAGTTTAAATCCAGGAAATAGTTCATCTTTGCCATCTTCTGGTTCATGGATATTACTTATAGTTTTATACGGCTCTGTTCTATCCATACCCAGTTTCCAGTCTGGATGTCTTTTCCTAACTTTCTTTATATATTTCTTCTTTCTATTAGTATCAAAGTGTTCATCAAACACCCATCTTTCATAGAAAGAAGATTTTTCTAAATACTTCTGTTTAGCTTCCGGAGAAAGTTTCTCAACTTCTACATCTGGTAATAATAATTGAGCTTCTATCTCTTTTAAGCTATCGAATCTAAAGGCTGTGTCTTCCAGCCATTCTTTGAATTTATCCTCATCTAAAGATATGATAGCTTCATTCATATTCTACCTCCCTAATATCCTAAATGTAATATTGCATCAGCTAGGACCATTAGAGCTTCTCCAGATGCTGGACCAAATACAGTTGGGAATGCAGTTTGCATATAGTTTGCTACATTTTGAACTGTAACTGAAGTTCCTGGATTTGACATATATGTTGAAGTATATGCCAAGACATCTTGAATCTTAACAGCTTGTCCTTTAGCTAATACGTGTATGATATAATTATACACTACTTGACCAACTGTTCCATTATTTTTATTCAATGCGAATAATGCTGTATTAATTATAGTATTGTGATGTATGTCAAATGACATCGCATTACGTAAATTGAAATCAGCATAATCTGCTAATACAAATCCACATTGAGATAATAATTCTGATAAATTACTGTATCCCATAAATCCAAGTGCATATGCTATTATCACTCCTGTCTTATATGGTAATACATTCGTATTTGCAGCTAACTTAGTTGCGTATACTAACTTATCATCCACTGTTAATTTGAATACAGTATTTGGATTACCTAATGCATCTTCAGCTAACATTAAATGAATATTATCTAAAGCTGTTTCTGGTAATCTTGTAGCTCCAGTTACTAATGCATTATAAATAGGTAAGTGTGCAAATATAGATATTTCATTTATATATCTATTTATCATATCACCTACAGATAATGTTTGTGGTGCTGTTGCTACTTGTGCTGCTTGAACATTTCCTACTGCTACTGTAGGTCCTACTGCAGCTGTCGGTTGTTGTGGAGCTATAGTTAAAGCTGCTTTTGCCATATTACTTACTGAAGTTGCCAATGCAAAATAACTTTCCGTAATATTACAAAGTTTTAATGCCAATGCGTATGCTTTAGCATCATTCGCTTTAAGTATACCTAACATTCTTATCAAATCTTCATTAATCATTGGTTTAAGTAATTCTTTATCTTGTAATGAAGTTTGAATACTTCCCATTCTTGCTAAAAGTCCTATTAAGAAATTTGGATTAGCTTGATTTATTGTAGCTATATCCATTTCTGTAACTGAACCATCCGCATTATTTGGGAACATTTGAATATAACTCATTCTATATAATTCTCTATTAAATGATATTAAATCTCTATCATTAGTAAAGTTATATAGATTGCTACATAAATCCCCCACGATGTTCATTACATCTGGGTTTTGTGCTACAGCTAATTGCGTAGCATACGGTTTTGTGTTTGCTCTTTTATAGGCATCATTGACTAATGCAAACGAATAGTCATACCTATTTCTAAATGCAGTTGGATTGTAGTAATTATTTATGAACGTATCAAACGGAGTTGTAATTGTTCCATATAGTCCATCTCCTCCTGCTGGAACATGCTTTAGATGTTCCGAAATTCTCCCTCTTAAATCTAGTAATTGATTTCTTTCGACGTTAAACATTTTCTTTTCCTCCTTATAATTTTTTAAAGTAAAATTGTATAATAATACCTAAATATATATAGTTATAGATATGGTAACTATTCTATATAGACCTAAGTTTTTTATTTAATTCATCCTCTTCCAATTCAGTGTCTAATACATATTCATCTAACGTAGTATTATTATCCATATTAAACGGTTCATAACTCATAGTATTATCATCAGATAAATAGAACATTCTAATACTACGTCCATAATCATCTTCTCTTATTCTAAATTTATCTAAAGGCATAACCACGTGTATTTCACTACTATTAGGTATAAGAGTTCTTACTGGTCCAGAATTACGAAGTCCTTTTGTATAATGAACATACATAGTTTCATTATCCATATCTCTTGGACTACGATTATATCTTGCTGTACCGTCTCTATCTTTCTTAACTCCCATACTCATAAAGTTTTGATATGTGATTTGGTCTGTCTCTTCGTTTCTTTCTTCAATAGAAGTTTTATGACAGAATATCATAAGCTCTAATTCTGTAGAAAGAAGTTTAGAACCAGCTAATAATCCAGGACTAAAGTTAAGTACTGGGTCTACTTGTCTAGGCCATTTAGCACATTCTCCAATAATATTTCCTACTTCCCCAGATAATTGTGCCGCAGTTAATACAGGAACTGATTTATGTACTGCTAAGTCTCTACATTCTTTTACTTTCTGTCTAAGCAATGCTGCTCCGTCTGCTCCTGTAGTTCCTAACTGTTGATGTTTACTACTGTATACTTCTAGTCTGTCTACATAATCTATAAGTACCATTATAGGCATAAATCCTAAATTCACACAGTTATTAAATTCATCATCTACTTCATTAATAGTAGTATAATAATCTCCAGTAAGTCTTTCTATATATACTATAGGAAGTTTAAGTCCACTTTTCTTATTAGTCTCCAATACTAATCTTTCTATATCTTCATCAGACATCCTTTTCATTTCTTCTTCATCTATAGATATTCCGCACCATTGTAAATGTCTTACCATAAGTTGCTTTCTTGTAAGCTCTAAGCTTATATATAAAACGCATGGTTTATATTCTTCATTTATAATATCACATCTATTACGTTTACTAGTATATAATGCAATATTCTGAAGTATCATTGATTTACCTGAACCAGTGTATGCTCCAAATAGTATACACGTTTTTCCTGTAAATCCTCCTCCGCAAAGCATATCTATTGCTGGGATAGTTTTAATTCTACTAGTAACTGCTTTACGCATATCTACTAATACTGGCGTTAAAGTTCCATGTGTAGTTTCTGCATCAGGGTCAATTATCAATACATTAGATGATGCAGAACCTATCTTAATCATATTTACTTGCTTATATAATTCATCAGACGCCTGCATAAATGTACGCATAGCATCTACTGTCTTTTTACTATTACTTGCATATTCTATAGTATTAAGACTATCTTGTAATGTCGTAACAGTATTTTCTACTTTACTTCTTACGCTAATCGCATTGATAGTGTCTAATAAATCTTTTCTAAATGATGCAGTATAGAAACTATCATCATTTATATTTACTTTTACTTCATCTGAAAATTCTGTTTGACTTATTTCATACATAACTTCATTTCTATCTATAATGTTTTCATCTAATACTTTAGATAAAACATGAAGTAAAAGTTGTATATCTTTATCTGTTTTATATTCTTGATTCATACTATTAATACATCTATTTGCAGCTGATACGAAAGCTCTATCTTTAACATCTTGTAAGATACAGTTCAATACAGCCACTATAAGTTCTTTTCTCATTCGTTATCTCCTTCTAAAATTCGTTTTAATATATCCTCAGGGATACTTTTATTGTAAGTTTTTGTGTAAATATCTTTTAATAAATGTACTGCATCCTGAGTTTGTAATACAGTTTTATTAATCACATATTCTTTTTCAACTTTTACATTAGTTTTCTTTATATACTTAGCATTAATGCTTTGCTTCCAAGTGTTATATTTGTTCTTCGTCTGGTCTTCATTATTTAGTATTACATTAAATATAACATTATCATAACTAGGTCTAATGCTATTTGCTATAAGAACGTCTAATGTATTTTTTGTAAAATCTAAATTTATGTATTCATGTTTTATTAAATAAGGATTTTCTATAGTTCTGTATTCATAATCATTACTATGTAAATCTATAAGTTTAAGTCCATAATCTTTATTATGGTCATGCCCTCTTTCATTTATTATTCTATTAGTATAATAAACATTCTTATTAGATATACTACTATGAACATGACCTCCTACTACAAGATATTTTGCCTTATTTATAAAGTCATATTCACTTACGACTATAGAACGTCCCATATTAAATTTACTATCCACTTGATTTAAAGCTGGAATAGCAAAGTCCATCATACCGTGGAATATAACCACGTCTGATTTTGTATGTTTATTTAAATCTTCTAAGAATAATTCATACTTTGGATAATATAACTCTGGTACTAATAATAAAGAAATTCCTTGTATTTCCATATTTGTCATTTTATCCACATATATAAACGTGTCAAGCATCTTATGTATATTCTCCATAATTCTTCCATCATGACTTGGAGTTCCTCTTAATACTATAAAACACGTATTATATTCTCTACATATTTTTGATATGTTTTCTACAAAGCTAACTAGATTGATAAACTCTTCTGTTTCTGCTCTTAGGTTAGCATCATCAGTAGTATCTCCAGCTATACAGAATATATTTGGTCTATATGTTTTAATCGTATCCTCTATATAAGATAAGAGACACGGAATTAATTCTTTCTCTATTCTTTCAAAATGTAAATCTGCTGTAATTAAAATTCTTTTCATATTAAAATCTCCTTTACAAAGTTCGTTAAATACGGTATAATATATATAATTATCTGGTGAACAATTATACTTTAAGGAAAAAGACAATATAGTGTCGAAATATTTATTTTATAAGGGGTGTTTAAAAATGTCACGAGAAAAAGAGTCGTTTTTACAATCAGTGAAAATCACTATAACACTTTCTGCACACATGTTTTATGCGTGTTTTACTTGGGGTGTTGACGCATTATATATAATATCTATGAGCCTTTTGGAGAAGATTACAAAGCATAAGGAAGCTCTTAAATCATTAATTCCAGATAAAGCTTTAAACTTTCTAGAGAAGTTACAAAAAGAAATAGAGACTAATAAAGAAGCTATTAATACAGCTACAGAGATAGTAAAAGAAACATTTGAATCAGCTAGAAATACAAATAAATTTGAAGAAACAAGTGTACAAGATACTGTCCAAGAAAATTGCGAAGTTAATAAATCTTCGGAAGAAAACCCTAATATGTCTAAAACCCAAGAGGAAGCAGACATAAAAATAAAAGTAGAACACCCACATACTGAATTTGAAAAAGGATTAGATGCCACTGTGCAAAGCATCGTTAATATAACTGTAGGGGATATCCATATACATAATATATCTAAAATTTCTAGTATAGTATCTACACTAAAGAAACTTGGGGATGAAGTAAGTCATTATGACCCTAAGACTACAAGTGTAGAAGACTTACAAGAACTTGGAAAAATAATAGCAGAAAACTTAAATAAACTTGACGAAGATAAGAAAGGTGATTGATGTGTTTAAATTGTATAAGCTTAAGAAATCTGTAGATGATGATAACTCTGTCGTAATATATAGTTGGGATGGAATTGTCAGCGATAGAAAGATAATTAACATTTGGAATAATATAGTAGATTCGTATAAGAAATATCCTAAATTAAATCTAGACGACTGTCTTGATATATTGGATATATTTTATGATGAAGTGTTAATGTATCGTAGTGTTGTAAATAAAAGCTTAAGTGTAACTCAGTTGTTTACTGATAGCACATTTAGAATATATCATATCAAACATGCAGAGGGAAAGGTTATTAAAAGAGTAGCTATATTAACTGCTAGAATAAATAATACTATTAATAAAGGTATTATAAGACCTATAGTTAGATTTGAATATGTAGATGATAGTAGTGCCTTAATAAAACATGAAGAAATAGTGAACTTAAGTAAAAACAAAGCATCAGTATTAGATGATGTATCAAGTAGATGATTGGGAGTAGAGATGCTCCCTTTTCATTTATTTACGGCAATAAAGATAAGCTATTTTTAGCTATATATAATAAAGTATATAATAAAACTCAGGAGGTATTAAAATGAAAAGATTGTTAGAAGTTAAAAATACAGCAGGAGTAAATCCTGCAGCAATCATAGATAAGGATGGTAGTGTGATAGTTGACTATTGCACTACTATCAAAGAAAACGGTTCTGTGTGGGACCGTTTAGACGCTATGTTAAAGGACGGTCCAGATTGGGACCATCTAGATAAGATGCTAGGGGAATAATCTCCTGGCATTTTTTTTTGTTTGGCGTAATTAAATGGATAGGGGGAATTAAATCCCCCGAGTGATAACGTGAAAGATAAAACTAATAAAAATTCACATTATCAGTTGTTATAAAATTATGCGTAAGTTAACACAACTTGGTCAGTAGCTGCTTTTTGTCTAATAGTTTCCAATAGCTGTTTCCTATCAGACTCTGCATTCTGGAAGTTGTCTAAACTTAAGTCTACGTTTCCAGTTCCTATCTCTATCTTAAGATTTCTTAAATCATTATTATAAAGATTTATCATCAAGTCATATCTACATAGTTCTTCAAACCAGTTTTCTAAACCTATAGTAATAGTACTCAAGTTTTTAGGATGAGTACATTCTATTACTACTTTATAATATCCTCCATACATCGGAGTATTATATTGCCCCATATTCTTCATTACTAAAGAAGCGGGAGGTCTAAAAGCAATACTGGGTTTTTCTATATTTTGCTTAGCTATAGATTTAGCAGTCCACGATGGCAAATCATTCTTTATACTTATACTCCATCCGTTTACTAATCCATATCTACGTGTTTCATTTAAGAAAGCTCTTTTTATTTGTACATCAAGCTCTCTAAATCTATCCATAATCGAGTCTGGTATTCTATAAGCAACATCATTATAAGAGTATATTCCTCCTATAATTTCTTTACTCCATGCTGTAACTATACTATCTATATTCATTACTATATGAAATCCAGATACTCTGTTAAAGGTTTTAAGACTATTATTAATAATACTGTCTCTTATAATGTTATCATTATAAGCAGCTCCCAGTATTCCATTCAGTCCTATATCTTTTTTTAGCTTATCTATAAGTACATTTATATTCATAATTCCTCCTTATTAGAAGTCATTAAGTATACTTAATTTAGTCATCTTCATTGCATCTTCAAATGAAGCTGTTTTCTTAACTGGGTTCTTTATTAATATAGCAGAAGTAGTAGGGTCTATCATAACTATAGACTCATTTCCTATATACTTATTAATTAAAGAATTACTTTCAGTTCCAAACATACCAGCAGTACGTTGTACAAGTTCTAAGTTTACAACTTTCATATTAACAGTATCGTATATTTGAACTTTTCCTCCAGTTAATACACTATTCCAGTTAGCTGGATTTTGTACGTAATCTATACCTATAACTTCTATTTCTTTTGCAAGAATAGGATTTTGTGTATTATCAAATTGTCCTACAGTACGTATAGAAAATCCTGGTGCAACTCCATTAAGCATTTCTAATGCTATATGTGGATTTGTAATAGAAGTTTTTATTGTAAAGTATGTTTTATTATTAGCTTGTCTATATCCAATAATTCTATGAGTAATATTATCCCCAGGTGTACTATGTAATCTTTGCATAGTTCTTTGGAATGCTCCCTCTGGGTCTTTATTATCCAGTATTATAGTGGGGTGCTCATTCTCCAATAGTGTTAATAACTAGACGCTACTCTAGTTACAGAAGTATTTCAACTTCTTCTCTATATTTCTATAGACGATCATCTTATGATGAAAGGAGTTAGACTGAGCTCATCTAACATCGTTCAGACTATATCATTCCCTTATAATAAGGGTGTGTGCTTTTCTTCCTTGCTTAAGGCTTTACTTCCTTTCGGAATAGTCGTTGATCTACAATTTGTAGAGCTGATTGTCCATTGTTTATGAATACTTAGGGTTTAACCATATATTCATCCTCTAACTTGTTTCTACTTTCGTTCCTTATAAGGCTTAGAGGCTTTAGGATATCCCAGCTTTTAACACACTTTCAATCTCACATTACTGTAAGAAAGGGCACTAACGACCCGGAACTCCGCCACGTCTCAACTGATTTTGAAATCCGTAATTTTTCATTCCGTTTAAAAAAACGTCAGCTGGATATAATTTATTATTACTTGTAGGTTTACTGTGGTCTATAGCTTCTATTTCAAATACGATATAAGATTCTCCATTTCTAATACTTCTTACTAATTCCGGAGTTAATCCTTTTATCATATATTCTGTAGCAGTATTATGGTTTCCACCATCCCAAGAATCTGATTCTACTCCTATAGTATCAGATAATTTATCTACTTTAATAGAAGTTATAACTTGATTTAGAGGAGCTATTCTATCTTCGATTAACATTCTTTCAGTATATTGCATTATTTCCTCCTTTGTAAAATCAAATAAAAAAAGAGTGGAGAACCTCATTACGAAGTTCTCCAAATCTTTTTATATATCTTATGGTATTAATTGAGTATTATATCCATAAACAGCTAAATCTCCTGCTGCTCCTCTCAATGTATTGAAATTGAATGTGCAGTCCATGCATAAGCTTGGAACGTTAGGATGCATAGGATTACGTTGAGCTGGGTCGTTAGTTATTCTGATAGGTGTTTCAGAAGCTAAGCAAGTTTGGATATTTGGTTCAGCAAATGAAGGTATAATATTATAAGTATACTTAATTTGGTCTGGAGCCAATGGGTTACCAGAGTTATCTGTAGTTTTAGCTTCTAAACCAGATTTATCTGTACCAACGATGATAGCAGATATAGGTGATTTAATATCGTCTCCGATAGTTAAAACATTTACAGATGCTTCTTGGTTTACTCCTAAGAATGTGTTATCTGCAGTTTCAGAAACTTCTCCTACTACAGCAGTCATCTTACCAGCAAATACACCTAAGTGGTAAGAAGAAGTAAACATTGTTAATTGTGCTTCTTTTTGAGATTGAGAAGCTATTCTGAACTTATTAGCGATAGCTTGGAAAGCTGGTCCTAATTGTACATTAATAGTTTCCAATTTTCTTACAGATGTTGCTATTTGTAAGTCTACTGTTTGAGCAGCATATAATGTTTTCTTTCTTTCTAATTCATCTGCTTGAGTAAAGTCTTCTATAACTTTTTTCTTCATATCGAAGTATCCATTAAAGAAGAATCCTTCTTTTCTGTGTCCGATGAATTCTGTAGCCATGTTCATAATTCTTGCGAAGTAAGAACCTCCAAGTCTTTCATCAAGCACTTCAAGTTGGTCTTGTAATATAGGAACCCAGTCTTTGATTTCTGGACCAGCGTTGATATATCCTCTTTCTTCTTTTAGAGCATATTCTGGTCTAGATTTCCATAAGTTGAATGGGTCTAATATTTTGAATTCGATATCAATAGCATCTACATCGTTAGCTGCAGTTGAACCGTGAGCTTTATTACAGTCTACAACGATACTTTGGTCTTGTCCATTGAATTGGATATATAAGTAGTAAGTATCTGTAGGTCTGCTTTGGTCTGGAGTTATTAATAATACTTTACCTTTGTAATCTTGTTCGTTATTAGTTTCAGTAAGCATTCTTCCAGCATTTATATCATAAATAGGACCAAATTTTTGACCATTTATTTCTAGTTTTTCTACATAGAAATCTGATCTTACTAATTCATCTGCATTGATAGCTGATTTTTGACCAGCAGCTATTGTAGCTTGAGTTTCCATTACTCCGTTATTTTCAACGAATAATAAATCACTTCTTAATTTGATAAGTTGTCTGAAGTTTGCTTTCTTTATACTTACCTTTTTAGTCATAGTTTTGAATAATTTAGAAATTCCTTCTAATTTAGAACCTGATGTATCTTGAGATTTAGGGTCGATGAATGATAATACATCTTCTCTTTTAAACTCTTTAACTATAGTATGAGTTTCAGGGTCTATAATTTGATATATAGGTACTAAAGTGTGTACAGGAATTGAAGTAAATTTATTATAAAGTTGTTTTATTTTGATTACTTTTGTGTACATTGTAGCACAAGCAGCTATCCATTGTACTTGAGTTTCAAGTTTAGGATAAACTATAGCTGATTGATATGAATATGTTTCCATACCTGGTGCTAATGGACCAACTTGAGATTCTTTTACTCCTGCGAATACAGTGAATAATGCACTTTCTAAAGCAGCTTCAGCTTGTTCTTTTTTCCATTTAGCTCCAATAGCAGATGCTCCTGTTAATCCTTTTTTGAATGCATTGTTATCTGCATTTGTTTTTTCATTTTTTAAGTGTCTTAAAGCAGCTTGTACTTCAGTAGGAAGAGCTCCAAATTTATCTGCATTAGAAGCAAATTCTTTTGCAGCAGCTTCTAATCCTTTAGATATATCTGTTCTCATCATTTTCAATTTTAATTCCTTGTCAGTCCATTCTGATTTATTTACAGATGGAATGTACTTTCTTAAAATTGAAGCTATTTTAATAGTAGTATCACTTCCGTATTGTCCAAATGCTTTCTTCATTATGTTTGTATGATCGTTAGGATTTGCAGTCATAAATGAAGAGAAGTTTTCTAATCCTACAACCTCATTAGCAAGGACTTCTGGAATATAAGTATATTTATTTTGCATTTATATTTCCTCCTTATATATAATAATAAAAGAGGAGTTTGGTTCTCCTCTTTTATTTTAATTCATTATTTTCTTACAGCGTCTCCGATATGAGTTTCACCAGATATAACTTTAGCAGCATCAGCAAGAATCATTTGGATAGCAGAACCTACTTCTTTCATAACCATATTAATAAATTTCTTGAATTCTAGTAAGCTTTGAGATACAACTCCTAATTCAGTTAATAAGTTATCTCTAGTAGTAGCATCAGTAGCATTATTAGCATCAGGTCTTTCACTTCCTAATTTTTCTATAGCTCTGTCTACCATCTTATCCATTTTTTTCCATTGTCTAAACCATTTAACATCTCTTCTAGTAGCTCCTTCTATCAATATAAGAGCTCTTTGAATTAATCTTTTAGCTTCTTCAACAGAACGGTCAGTTTCTTCTCTTATAGTTTCAACTCTTTCTTTTAATTGATCTTTGAATTGTTCTAGTCTGTCTTTCATTCCTTCTAAGTTAACAGTAGTACCACCAGTTCCATTTGTTCCGGCTCCTCCCGCAGCTCTTCTAGCATTAACACCTAATACTCCTAAGTTCGCATTATTTCCACCTGCAGTGTTTAATGCAGTAGCGACAGCACCAACTAAACTAACATATTGACCAGTTGCAAAATCAGCAAGCTGATGAGCTTCTGTATCATTCGATCCAGCGGCTGCTGTGAAGTTACCAGGTGTAAAGTTTCTAATAGCAGCGATAAATCCATCAACGAATGTAGATGCAGTTTCTACGTCTCTTATAGCATATTCCTTATCTCTTTCATCGTCTCCAGAGTGAATAGCAAGTCTGTTTAATTTTCCTCTATACTTTTTAGCAAGTTTAGAGTAAGATTTCCATCTTCCATCATTTATCATAAAGAAGTCTACTATTGAAGTTAAGAATTTCCATACTTTAGAAAGTAGTTTCTTAACAGCTATGATAACGTTGTATCCTCCTCTTTTAACCATGTTTACGATAGCTTCTGTTCCTAATGAACCAGAGTATCTATCGTATTCATTCATTGCTAATCCTGCACTTTCTAAAGCAGCTTCTTGGTTTACTAAAGCAAATCCAAGGATGCTTGTAGAAGTTGATTCTAGTCCTTCAACCATATTATCAATATCGTCTAATGCTAATAATTCTTCAGCAACTTCAGAACCAGCATATAATTCAGGACCGAAATCTTCCATTCCTGACTCTAATCCTAGAGTTTCGTTTATTACTTTAATTAAATTATTCATTAATTTCTTCCTCCTTTATGTTAATTATAATGTTTTAGCTATTAACCATTTAGCATCTGTAAATAATTCGTCAGCTATTCTTACATATTGCTTAATGAACATGTTCATGTACATAGCAGTGCTGTTTAAGAAATATATGAACTCTGATAGTATATCGTTAACGTTCATCATACCATTTCTGTCAGCTTCTGTTTGATCTCCAGCTCTATAATCATTTTCCATATTTCTTCTAGCAGTTTCAAGTCTCTTGATAGCTCTGTCGACTTCTTTAGCGATATCTCTTCTACCAGCTCTTTGAGCATATAAGAAATCTAAAGCTGCTGATATACTAGTAAATAATTCCATTCCTCTTACAGTTCTAGCATTATCTTTCCAGTTCTTTAAATCTTCTTGAATATCATCTTTGTGGTTTGGATCTAATATGTGTCCATTTAGCTCTCTAGCAGGAACGGCACCAGCCGCAGCTGTTGTTATAGTTCTAGCACCATCATCTGTCATAAATGAACTTCTACGCCCATGAGTAACGCTACCTTGTGCTGTTCCTCCCATGTGGTTAAAACTGTCTACACTAGCAGACACATTTTCGCTATATCTATTAATTGTAACAATAGCAACATTATAAAATGCTACAACATAGTCAAGTCCTATAGTACCATTTCTATTAGTTTCTATAAATGTTCTTCTAGCACCATCAGTATCTATACCAGTTGCAGCTGCATTTGGAGAACCTTGAGTTCCAGTAAAGTATCTTACTAATTCTTTTTCTATTTCATGGTCAGCGTCACCTTTAGCATAAATTCTCTTAGATGCGTTAGCTCTTGCTTTTTGAACATCTTTTCTGATTTTCTTAGCTTTATCTCCAAGTGATCTGAAGATTTTCTTTGTATTAGTAGTTAATCCGAATATTCTTTTTAACCAAGCAATACAAGTATTGATTAAGCTTTTTAATTGAGCAAGACCAGAGTATGCTCTTCTTTTTACAACGTCTGATATAGCTTCCATACCAACAGCGTCTACTAAAGCTCCTTCTAATCCGAAACTTTTGTATACGTCTAATGGAGCAGCCCCTTCAATTCCACATTCTTTTTCAGCCATAGCCACATATACGTTTTCAGCAACTGATGTAGCAGCAGTTATAGCAGAAGCTTCTGCTTCATAGAACGCAGCATCTATTTCAGACTCTATACCAATTTCTTCCATCATTTCATCTAGTAATGATTTAGGTGCGTCTTCTGCATTAAAAGCACCAGCTGATTCATTACCAATTCCTAGTAATTGTTCTAATGTTAACATTAATTTCCTCCTTATATCTATTTATTTATTAGTTTTTATCACTGACGCTTGTCATACCTGCTCCTAATCTAGCAGCATCTGTTATAACAGCATCTAGTAGTGAGTTTACACTTTGCATACATTTTTGTGTGTTATTAGCAATAGCAGCCATAAGTTGTCCAGTAGCTACTACTTCGTTAAACATAGCTTCTCCCTCATCATTTCCATAATCAGTATAATCTTTAGATAATTTAGAGATAAGTTTACGTTTAACTTTTTCTAATTTTTGTGCAACTAGTTCAAAGTTCCAAAGTTTTTTATTATTTTGAGCCAATGTAACAAATGCAGTTAATGCATGTTTAACTTGCATAAATGCTTTATTATAAGGCTTTTCTTCAGGTTCATTTACAGTAACTCTTTCTGCAGAATCTCCAAGAACTTTCTTTAGTGTAGATACAGCTTCTTTATATACTTGAACATCGTTTATAGCTTGTTTTAATGCTTCCTCTTTAGCTGAGTCTTCTCCAAATAAAGCTTTAATGAATTTTACTATTACTTTAGCTACGTCACCAACAGTAGATTTTATAACACTTGCAACAGTTTTTTCTAATTCATTTTCACTAGTATTTATTTCATTCAAATACTTAATTAGATCATAATTTGTCTTTTGAATCTTAGTATAGAACTCATTATTCAACGGATTTATCATAGCTATCAAACTTCCTGTAGCTGTAATACCAACCATAAGTTGCTTTATAAGTAATTCAGCACCAGATTCAACGACCTTTTTTTCTTCTTTTAGAGTACCTGCTTCATTTTTCTCTTCTTTAACTACTTCATTTGTTTCAACTAGATTTTTAAACATTTCAGTTAGTTTATCTAATGACCATGTAGTTACTAATACTACTCCAAGAGCTTGAATTAATCCAGCAGCAGCATCTGTACATTTTACTACCTTATTTTCTCCTTCTTTATCTTTGAATTCTTTTCCTAGTTTTGAACTCATTTCGTCCATTTTCTTTATATAAGCTTTCGCTTTGTCAAATCCAGATTTCAATGACTTACGGATATTTACTATTCCTTTGAAGAATCTGATAATCCATCCGAAAAAGAAGTTTATAAATTTCTTTATCCATAATCCCAAATTAGACTTAACTCTAGACGCCATATTTTTAACTTTGTCCTTTAGTCCTTCTGTTCCTATTATTTCTTGTAATCTTTCTTCGTCAAACATTATTATAGATGATAGACCGTCGAAATCAACTTGAGAGTCAAGTTCGTAAGAAACTTCTATGCTTGAATTCGTGGTATATTCTTGCCAGCTTTCTAACGCCTCCTTGATATTAGCATATGACTCGTAGTGGAAATCATCCATATATATTCTTTCATTCATATTTATATATCACCTCCTTCATCATCTTCATCGTTATAATTTGACACTAATGTTGTTACTTGCTGGATTTTTCTACATTTCCTACTAGCTCATTATAGATATCTTTTAGCTTAGATAAGTTTGCATATATAGAAAAATATGTAGCGAATATATCATCGTGTGGTTTATCTATGATTACATTCAGATATTCATCCACAATATCACCCAGTCTATTATATTCTTGTATTACTTGGTCAAATAGCTCTATATGTTCTGAATCTTGTATTACTACTCTTTCGCACATAGAAATATTTGCTTTTATTATATCTTGAAGTTCTAGAAATCTTTTAGGAAAGACTGCTCTAACTTGCTTATTCATATCATGTTCATCTTCAATAGTCTTCTTTCTATTTAGTTTTATCACTTTCTTTTTTTGTTTCTTTTCGTTATCATCATCGCCACCTCCGAAGAAGTCGTCTGAACTGTCATCTGAAGAGCCAAAGAAATCTCCGTCACTGTCGTCTCCTCCATCGTCAAATGGATTGCCTCCACTATCTCCTCCTGAATCATCTCCTCCAAAAGGATTATCGTCTCCGCCACTAGAGTCGTCAGAACCCCAATCTCCCCAGTCATCTCCTCCAGAACTATCGTCAGAGCTATCGTCAGAAGAGTTATCATCTCCTCCGCTATCTTCTCCGAATCCGTCAAATGGATTATCTTCTTCTAATGCAATAGTCCATTTTGGATACATAAGTTCCACAGCTTCTAAACTGTAATCTATGCTTGATGATTTGTATTTTGTTTCTCCAAGTCTTTCATATGAGCTTGAACTTTCTTTTCCAATTTGATAAGTCTGTAAACTAACTTCCGAGATTGTATCTTGATTATCCATAGTCCGATCATCGCAATTATAGCCAGCCATAAGTTTTTTATATATGTTGTCATAAGACATCTTAACCTCCTCCTTAGAAATCTGAGCCTCCAAATCTAGTTTCAACTGTATATCCTTTTCCTCCGCTATGTCCTATGTTGAAATAAGAACCACTTTGCATAAGAGCGTCTATACGTTGACGTCCGTTCATTGATAGGTCTTTATTAAATGTCATGTATCTTATTCTGTCTTTTTGAACTAAATCTCTTTTAAATTCTATAAGCTTAAGTCTTGCAAATTCCATATTATGCTTTTCAGCTAATAATCTGTCAACAGTTTCCGGGTCTCCTTCATTTTTAGCATATTCCAATTTTTGGTCATGTCTTTCAAGAAGTCCGTCTATTTTGAATTCAAGTCTTTCTATAGCTCTAAGTTTTATTTGCCTATTTGCATTACGTTTAAGTATATACATAAATGGCAAGAAGTATATCGGTCCTAATAATACAGTCCATATCCATGATCTAACAGAGTTTTCACCAAGCATCTTAATCTTTTCTAAAACTATATCGAATTCATCATTAAGAAGTTTTTCTTGGAAATCTAACATCTGTTCTTTTTCTAATTGATTTCTAGATTTAAGAGCATGCTTAATCGCTTGCCATAAATATCCAATTATCTTACGTGGAAGTTTTGTGATATTCATAAATACATGATATAATATAGAACCTTTTCTTATACCGAATATCTTTATCGCAGTATAAGCATCTTTCATACTTCCAACGAAACCTTCTGTTCCAATAGAACGTAATGCGTAATCAACATCTTCGTTCAATGAAACCCAGTTAAATAATTCTTCTCTGATAGTAGTTCCATCCATCTTTTCAATTACAAGTTGTGCATCGTAATCAAAATAACAGCAAGAATCTAATTCCATTAATATAGTATTCGTAGCACTCTCAGGAACTTTAACAGTGATAATACTATTATCTACTACGCCTTCTGACCTAGATACCATAAGTCTTCCTTTTACAGAATTGAGATACACGAAGTTGCTATGTCCATCTACTTCTATTTGCATAGGTAAAAAGTCAGTAGGACTTATAACATCTTCTTCGTGAGCTCTATCAAGTTCTAGTATAGACTCTACTCCAAATCTTTCAGAAACGTGTTTGAATATAGCACTCTCTACGCTTATTTCTTGAATATCTAATGCTGATTTTATATCGAAGTTATCTATCAATACTTTATCAGTATCATTCGTACCAATCGCAAACTGTTCAATAAGCATAACTATTATTTCTTGTACTGTAAATGTTTGGTCTTCTACTGTAACTTTTTTATCTAAAACAGTTATAATATCATTTTTAGTCATATTTTCTAAAATCGTCATTGGTATTATTTCACCAAAATATTTATTTTTATTGAATTCTTCTGTAACACTATTTCCAAAACTAGAGATAGCTAATACTGCGTTTTGTGTAAATGTTACTGGTACGTATGTATGAAATGGTTCAAATATTTCTATCAATGTAATTGGAATAGCTTTTACGCTTATGTTTGTATTAATTGATACAAATCTTTTAATAGAAACTCCTGGATATATAGCCTGAATTAGAAATTCAAATATCTTTTGTATTTCGTAGAAATTCTCTTTTATCGGAAACGTGCTATAAGTTAAGCTTTGCATATAACCTTGATTAAAAGATCTGTATGTCATAGCTCTCTCTAATGCTTTTTCAACTATATAAGCGGAACGTTTTACTAAAGTATATTCTGCTAAATTATACATAACTAACCTCCTTTTCTATTATTATTTGTTACATATCAAGTTGTTTGGATGGTTCTGTAGTGGATTTTTTTATAAAAAAATTAACTATATATCTATGATATATAGAAAGAATCATAAAATATTTTAGGAGGAAAATTATATGAAGAAATGTGAGTTATTCATGTTAATTGGAAAGAGCATGGAAAGAGTTGGTGTGTCTGCTGATTTAATTAGAGGGTTAGGTTTAGATAGAACTATTACTATGGTGGACGATATGTCTGCTGAAGTGAAGTTGGATCAAGAAGATGTATTAAAATTAATTGCTGGATTGTCTGATGATAATGCTGATAGAGTAATGTTCTGGATAGGGGCAGCTATCAGGGATTTATCTAAGTCTTAAAATATTGAGCTCTTCGGAGCTCTTTATTTTTTTTTTTGTAAATGGCGTAAAAAAATGCATATCGCCAGATTTTACTCCAGCGATAATTATATATTATTAGTGTGAGAATATATTATATTTATAATCTATATCTAGAAATGAGGTGATACCTATGATAGATAATACTGAACGTTTATTGAATCTTATCAATGGATTTAATAACATCGTTAGGTATAATGCTGCTAATAATATCCCACCGTCAAGGGAATTATTGATAGCACAAGATTATATCAATAACAAAATTGATTCTTCTGATATATTTAATCCTCATTTAAATATTGCGTATTTAAATGATTTAAAAGTATCAGATAATGATGCATATGAGTTTATAATAAACCTATTAGACACCCGTGTGTATCCTAAACACATATTATCATAAATAATCGTATTTGTGATAATTATTGCACATTTTATCATTTATTAGATATCTTAAATTAATATATTCTCACATTAAATGTTGTACTAAAAAATTAAATATTATGATAACTATATATTATCACTCAGTCATATAGATTTCTGGTTATAAATATCATAATTCGATTCGAGGTGATAATTATGTCCACTGACGTTAAAGATTTAATGTTAAAATATTGGATTAATCTTTTAAGAGAATTCAATAAGGTCATTAGTTCTGACTCCAGAGTTACTGGAGAAATCAGAAAGTACATTAAACACGTTCAAGCGATATCTAAAGATTACGTCGATCTTGATATAGATTACTTATTAGAACTTAAAAGTTCTGATAAAGAAGTGTTTAAAACGTTAGATAAAATGATGCAGTCTACAGCTGTGTAATTTTATCTATCCAACATAATAACAAATCTAGTAAATAAAAGGAATTACTATAACTATTTATAAAATCTATATGACTTTTACTAGATTTACATTTATGATTGTAGCTAAAAATTAAAACATTTTAGCTTTCATATCAAACCATTTATTCTTATTTTTTTTAACTCCATACACATCTCTAGTTCCTTTATTAGCTCTATGTTGCTCTTCTTGTACAAAGTCAAAATACGTAGGCATTTCTCTTTCATGTATTTGAGGAACATCTTTAAGAGCTCCGTAGTTAAGTTCATAGTGATATTCTTCTCCAGATAACTTAACTTTACGTCCATTCTTAACTTTATATATTTCTACATTCGTATACTGTTTTCCGTTTATCGTAGTAGGAACTAATACATAAGATACTTCTCCCTCATCTTTAGTATAGTTAGCATACTCATTTGTAAACATATTCATACTTTGCATTACAGATACCATTTTAATTTTACTCATATCTACATAGAACTTAAATTGCTCTCCTACTTGCTTTCTGAAATCAGTATTGAATATAAGACTGTATGCTATAAGAGTCGCAATGAGTATATCATCGTGAGCTCCTGGCTTATGGTCTATTCTTCCAGTATTCTTTCTGTATAATGTAGAAAGTTGATTAAGAGCTTCTGGATGTGAAAATGCATACGGGTATTTATCTACAAGTTCAAATAAAAGTTTTTCATATAAGTATTCTCTTACTTCTCTTTCTTTAATACCGTATGATAAATATGATGCATAATCAAGTTTCTTAGTAGTACTCTTTACTAATACGTCTGCGGCATGAGAAGAGAATAGTTTCTTAGTTCCAAATAAAAGAGGCTCTATAAACGGGTCTTTTGTTAAATCTGGAATTACAGATTGTCCAGGACCTTCTAACTCTATAGCTAGTATTATATTTAAATCAGGATTAGATTCTTTTAAGAATGGAATAAACTTCTTAATAAACATTGTAGTTTCAGAAGTCGTAAGAGTATTTGATTTAAACATAAAAAGCTTTTCTCCACTTTCCATATCTATAGCAAAGAATACAGTACTGTCGTTTCCAGTTCCGTGAGCTAAGTCTACTCCAATAGCTATAGTTTGATATCTATTTATAAATGTATAGAAGTCTTCATTAGCAAATTGTGGAAAGAATGTTATAGAAAAGAACTTATCAAATATAAACGTATCCATAGCTTGAGATTTAGTCAGAGTAGAAATACGTCCAATTTGCTTTTGATTTAATAAAGCGGAACTGTCAACATCAAGCCAATCCATGAGGATTTCCGTCATAAATGCTTCTCTGTTTTCAGTTTGAGCTATACGTTGGTCAAGCCAATCTTCACCAAATCCCATTTCTTTATATCCATATTGAACATTGAAGAAGTTCTTTTTACCATTTGTTTTTAAATATGCACATAAATCTTCATATGAATATTCAAATAGCTTAATATCGAATCTACACATTTTATTAAATATAAAGTCATACATTTCACGTCCGTGTTTAGTATTAAGTTTACCAGCAGTAGACATGTAGTGTAATCCGTATCTTTTATTAGCTTTCTCAGCACGCATTCTTGCAGTAGAGTTTGCAAGTTGCATCGCAGTAGTCATAGTAATAGCGTGTGGTACGAAAGTGATTTCGTCATTTATACCAAATTCAAAAGTCTCTCCCCGTCCAACACGTTCTGCAGTAGTTTCTGTCGTACCTGCTGATGCAATCATAATTTGGTTACTTCTGAATACATTATTTATATATTTAGATTTAGGAGACGGAGTCATATCTGGTCCTACTTCCCACATCTCTTTATTCTTCTGTATCTTTTTTACTACATTATGAAACTTTAAGAAAGCAGGCATAAGATTTGCAAAGTCTATCATCATCTTTCTGTTCTTACCAGCATCTTCTGCCTTAAAGTGAGCCACTAGTATTTTAGTATTTTCACTACCAGCTGCAAATTCTCCTCCACTAACACAGTTTATATCTGTAGTTTTACCTACTTGCCGAGGAGCACATCTGAATGTATTAAAGCATTGGCAATAAAGCCATAATATAGTCCAAGTTCCTATGGTCATTTGATACTGCATTTTATTTCCTTTACCATCTACCATTCTAGCACATTCACGCATATAGAAAATCATATTCTGTCTCATTTCTACAGCGGCTGCTATTTGTAGTTCTGGAGCTAAGCTAGGACTATGCATATCTTGTCCCATAAGATTTCTATTAAATAGTATCAATGGAAGATTGTGATTAAGTTGTATTCCTGTACGTTCTTTAAGTTTTTCTAAAGATAGAGCAAAAGCCACAAAGCTTTCGTTAGTCGTACTATAATCATAATATAAAGGAATAGTTATTTTATGTTCAGGGTCATAATATATATCATAACATTCGTCTAATAATCCCTGTACATTAAATTTTATTTTTTGTTCTTCAGTAAGTTTTGTTTTATCCAGTCTATTAAAGTTTCCATTAAATATTTCTTTATACGGAAATTTAAATTCATTATCATCTGAAAGTCCTCCTTCGTTTACAAAGGCATTAAAAACTTCTTCAAACATTTCTTTATACAGATTATATTCATCTTCAGATATATTTAACAATTCATTCATATCCTCTTCATACTCATGATTCTTCTTTGCTTCTATTATGACAGACTGTTGATATTCCATATATCCTCTGTAGTCATATTTATCTATAAGTATAACTTGGTCTTGGTCTATTCCTACAGAATGCATATGTCTCATAAAAGCGACAGCTTGTTCTGTAGGTAATGTTTGCATTAAGTTATTTCTCATACTACCTCCAATTTTAAATGAGAATGGGGATATAAAATCCCCATATTAATAATCCCACTTATTTGTAGTTTTTAACTGTCCGTATAATCTAGTATTTCTTTCTTTAAATATATTTCTATCTGATAATGCATTTTGCATTGCAAATATATCTGAAGAAAGAGCTAGAAGTATAGTTGCCAAATATTCGTTATTGGTTCTATCAAGTTCAAGTTCTATAACATCTCTAAGCATAGCACATCTTTTTAATAATACATGTTGTGTATCTTGGCTATGAGCGTTTGCTACTTCTGCTTTAAGCATGATGTAATCATTTTCTAAGTCTGTGTATCTTCTTCTTTCTATAGAAGTAAGCTTTGCTAAGATGCTTTGTCTTTCTTTTCTTCTAAACTCTGCAAACTTAGGGTCTGTAGGTTTAACGTACGCTTCTATTCCAGCCATAGTAAATGCTGCTGGTTTCTTTGGGAAAAAAGACTCAAATGCACTTATAAGCATACCTTCATTTACACCAGCATGTTCATGTCTACGATATTTAATTTGACGATATGTTTTCATCGGCATATTCATAGCATATGGATTACTGTGAATAGTTCTAGCTCTATTAGAACATTCTTCTTTAAAATGGTCTATATATTTATCTATACTACGTCTCATTAAATAATCTCTAGATCTAAGTCTAGACATTCCTAAGTTTACTAAATTCATTACTTTCTTAGAACCTAAGTCTACTTGAGCTTCCGCTTTAGCATAATCCATAAGAGTGTTTAAATCAACACCATATTCTTTAAATGATGTAAGATTGTTAGCAACGCTGTATGCCCATTTAGCAAGAGTAAGTTCTAGTAACGCTACAACATCTCCATCATTAAAGAAGTCTTTATCGTACTGGAATTTATTATAATATAAGTGTATACAAGTTCTCATATTATATCCATATGCGATTATTTTAGAAAGTATACATCTACGTATATCTTCCACTAGATTTTCATATGCTACTCCAAACTTATCTTTAATAGAGAGCATTCTTATAAATGTTGCAGATACATCTAGTATTACTACGTTATTAGTATCGTACTCTTCTCCAGAAAGCAATGTCTTATTTCCATCATAGATAAATACAGCTAAGTTTCTATCAATATCATATCCTGTTTCGTTTTCTCCTACTACAGCTGATTCTTGCATATCTCTAACTATATCGTTATAATCATGTCCTATTTCTCCGTACTTAGGATTACCATATACGTTTACTCCTATTCTAGCATGACGTACACAACGACATTCATAATCTAAAACAGATAAGCAACCTTCAGGACTATCTTCTATTATAAGCTTTAATATATTTGGAGATAGTCTATCTCTAAACTCATCCATAACTACATCTTTATGACAACGTTCTTTATCATCAGATTGAGCTATAGCATTTTTTAACTTAGCTAAGTCTATTAATGCTTCTGCGAATATATTAGAAACTAACATAATAGCTTCTTTATATTCTTCGTGAAATCTAATTTCATAACTATTAAGTTTATCTATCAATTTATATTCCTCCCTTTTTATTTATTGATATTTTACATATATCTATTGTTTGGGCTATTTTTGAGCAATTTTTTAACTGAATTTTAGCTATATATAATAAAGTATATCAATAAATAATAAGTATTGATATGAAACTTTAAATA